ACTAAATTTAAAGGGCTAACTCCTACACAACAGAAGGATCCAAGTAATTGGATAACTTCAATCGGTGAAACTGCATTGATTGCAGCATCTAAAAAGTTAGCAGAAACTGGAACCAGTGAAGTACTAAATGTCATCGGTCAAAAGACTGGAATGACTGCATACGAAGTACAGGAAAAATTAGCGGAGGAAAATCCAAACATCGAACCTATACAGATGAATCCGACCTATGTAGAAATACAAAACAATTGGTCAGCAAAACAAAGATATACTTTTACTAGCCCCAATGTAGATATCAAAGCACGACATAGGGAGCTACAACAACAAATTAATGCATTTGAAAACAGAAATAGTTTTCAGCCTAGGGAATCATTCCAACCAAGTGGTGAACGCTATCAATCAAATGGAACTGGAGTAATTAGTCGAGCTGGAAACAATGATGTAAATCTTCTAGCAAAAGAAGGGGCAAATTTAATTAATTCGCTAACCGATCAAGATTATTATGATCTGGCATATGCAGTTAGTTCTGAAGCAGAACTTGGAACTGACGATGAAAGGGGCGTGGCAGCAAACATACTTACACGAGTATTAGTAGGCGGTTTCGGAACCAACATTAGTGAAATCATTAATGCACCTGGACAATACGAAGGTGTTTACTCCGGGGCGTCAGCAAAGACAAAACCATCCGTGATAGAGGCAATTGCTGAAAATCTTAAGTCTGATACTGGTAAATTGCAATTACTGGAATTTATCAAAAGACTTGATGGGCGTGCATTTTTCAAAGGACAGTCTCAATTAGGGAACCGTGTTTCTTCGGAAGATCCTATGTTTTCTGCAAAAGGTAATTTTCATCACAGATAATATGGGATTTATTAAATGAATGAAGAAGAACTGCTGCAAAGTCAAGGCTTTGACAGCGTAGAACAACGTACCCAATGGGAACAAGAACTTAGAGCAGCAGAGGAGGAAGAGAAAAGGCTTGAGCTTCAGGTAGCAGCTAATGAAGAAGAAGCAGCTATGGCTGCATCTATGCCGCCTGTTCAAGAGCAACCACAAGTACAGCAACAACCGCCTGTTCAAGTAGAACCTGAAAGAGCGCAGGCAGTAGAAACCAGTCCTTTTAAAAATGAAGACGGTACTATTGACTATGACAAGCTTGACAGATATGGACGTGAAGGTGATATGGATGCCGTCACTGGCATTCAAGACTTTATTACTGGAACACTTAATTTAATTCCCGGTGTAGATATTGCACCAAGACCTAAGTTTGAAAATGAAGTAGCACAAACAGTAAGGGAAATCTCTTCTGTTGTCTTACCAACGATGCTGTTAGGCGGAGCTGGTTCAGCTGGATTAACTGCACAAGCAGGTAAAGTTAAGGCTGTAAAAGGTTTAAAGCACCTAAACGATCCATTTGTCAAGTGGATGGGTAATGCAGCGTTCCAGGCTGGTGCTGGTGCTTTTGTTGATTATGCGGTTCCTATGAACCAAACAGATCACAATCTTGGCGGCACGCTAAAGAAATCATACCCAAGAACATTAGGCTGGATTCCAGACAATGTGGCTACATTAGATAGTGATAGTCCTGATGTTAAACGTGGTAAGAATGTCTTAGAAGGTGCCTATTTAGGCATTGGTATCGACTTAATAATGGGTCTAAGTAAGTTGATGAAAAGAGTCGGAGATACCCACGACCTTGTTAGACACACACCTGAGAATGAAAAAGCTGAAACTTGGTTTGATAAAAATATAGAAATAGATAAAACACCAGAAGATGTAATCGAAAGATCAGCTGCAAAGCGATCTACTGAATTAGATGAAGTAGGTTCTTTTAACTTTGACAAGTCTGTAGATCCAAATGAACCTGTATTTGGCTATCATGATGCATACGGATATCCAGAGACTGGAGTTAGATCAGTTGATGATCTTGGTATTGTTGGGGCATCAATAGATGCTGCACGTATTGATGGGAACCTAGGGACTATCTACGGTCGTGTAGGTAGCGTTATGTCTGAGGGTGCTCTTAAGTTTGCTAATGAAACCAGCGAAAATGCAAGACTTGTGATTCGTGGACTAGCGTCTACATTACAAGATGCAGGTCAATACGGTTACAAAATTGATGACAAGAGATACCTAAGTTTTAAAGAGATCGAAAATGTTGGCCAAAAATATGCCAATGATTTCTATGAGATGGATCTTGAGGAGTTACAGCGTACAATCTATCCTGGTTCAATTTATCAAGGGAGAAATGTATCTACTCAAACACCTGAACTAACTGATGAAGGATATCAGGGAGTCATGGGTGCTATTAAGAAGTACATGGATGACTTTGTAAATATGGATGAGGCTAAAGCTACTGCTTATGTCGGCACTTCCATGGCAGGACAGATTAGTGATATGGCTCAAGGCATGAGATTGACTGAGGGTTCAGGCTCTATCCAACGAGCACAAGAGCAAATCTTAGACCGTGTTGAGTTTCTAATGGCTCAAAAGGGTATGACTTCTTATGTTCGTGGTAGATCATTGAATATGTTGAACATCTGGAATCGGATGACAACACAAGGCTCTCAAGCATATGACAATGCAGCTAAGAAGCGCTTAGAGAATCTTGTCAAGGGTGAAAAGAACAAAACACTCGCAACTATGGAACGTATCAAGCAAGAAACTGCAGATACGGTAAACAATCTGCGAACAATTAAGGATGAAAATCCTGAGATGCTAGCCCCATTAATGATGGCATATGAGCTTACTGATGGCAATGTAAAAACTATTAGTGCATTAAACAACTATGTAAAACAATCTACATCAATTTGGGGTAAAGCATTCTTTGATGGTCAACCTGAGATCCCTTCAGTAATCAACCAAGCGTTCTATGCAAATGTGTATAACGGTGCATTGAGTGCTGCATCTACTCCAATCAAAGCAGTAATTTCAGGCAGTCATTTGTTAGTAGAAAAACCACTAAGACATTTTGCTGGTGCTTTAATTACTGGTGATTTACGTACAGCCCGAAGAGCGTTATATCAATACAGCAGTTTGTGGGAGACACTAACTGGAGGTCTGGGTTATGCAAAGCAAATCTTTAAAAGGTCAGCACTGGATCCAAATGTAACTGCAGTAAGGGATGACATCGGTCTTAAGAACCAAGGACAATTAGATATCTTGACGGCATTTGCTGATGCTAAGGCAGCTAAAGGCGAGTATGGTCCTCAGATGTTGATGGAAAACATCAATGCTATGAATGATTTAGCTAATCATCCAGCGCTCAGGCTTGGTACTAGATCTATGCAGGCGATGGATGGATTCATGGATTCACTGATTGCTAATTTTGAAGCTAAAGGTAGAGCTTTCGATACTTATACTCAGAACGGTCAAGTAAAATTTAGCAGAGCTGAAGCAGACAAAGTAGCAAAAGATGCTCACGCTGAGATGTTTGATGAGAACGGCATTATCACTGATAAGGCAGTTAAAAAAGCATCAGGTGAAATGGCATTTAACCTAGACAATGCTGCTAATGATGATATGTCAGCACTTATCAGGCGAATGCCTGTACTAAAACCATTCCTGTTGTTTACTAAAACACCACTTAATGAGCTTAAGTATACCGCTTCATACAATCCATTGTCGCCTATCTTGGGTACATTCATGAAAGATGTGAATGTATTCAAGCATAAATTTGATGACATTGAAACAGATAAGGTAATGGAAATATTAACTCAACGAGGTGTTGATGTTAGTGACCCACTGCAAGTCAAAGGTAAATATAACGAACTAAGGGCAGACATGCTCGGAAGGAAAGCGTTAGGTACATTGATGACAGGCAGTGCCATTGCTTTGTTTATGGATGACAGGCTTCACGGAGCAGGTCATTACAATAGACAAGTACAAAAGACTAGAGACAAATCTAATTGGAAAAGAAACGCCATCCGAGGTTTAGACGACAAATGGTATAGCATTGAAGGATTAGGGCCAATTACTACCTATCTAAGTTTAATTGGTACTATCGGTGATAACTTCGATGTATTAGAACCAAATGATATTGGCAACCTACTTGGAAAAACTGCCTTTGCATTTGGAGCTTCATTCAAGGATAGGACTTATATGGCTGGTTTAGAGCCATTCTTTGATGTTGTTCGTGGTGATGTAGGTGCTATTAATCGATGGGGTTCTGGATTTCTTACTGCATCGGCGGTACGTGGTTCTAGTCAAATGGCAGAAATTGCACGACTACTAGACCCTGAATTGAAGCTCATCAATAATGAACTTGATTCAATGATTATGAATAGGCTACCAGGCTTAAAAGGAATGCTGCCTAAAGAATATGATTGGATTGATGGTGGTGAAGTAAATACACCAGATAGTATCTGGGCACGTTTACGAAATACTTACACACCTTGGAAGGAAAGTGGAAAGATAACACCAGAGAAACAGTTTCTTATTGATGTTGAATATGACGCTACAGCTACGTTAGGTACGAATGGTCAGGGTGAGAAATTAAGCTCTGCAGAACAGTCTGAAATCCTAAGCATTATGGGTAAAGACGGTTTATGGAAAGAAGGAATCAAACGTGTAATGGCGGACACTCCTGGTGGAGCAAAAGGATTTAGACAACGATTTAAAGAAGGTCAAAGTAAAAGCTTACCAATGGATACTGCAACATCTGAAAGTGTACATGAAATGCTTGATTCTGAATTGAGGAGAGCTATTGGTGATGCAATAACAGGTTCTAAGAACTTTACGACCATCAGACGACGACAGTACGTTCGTGAAAGGACAGCTGAATATCTAAAGAGAGGTCAACAGGAAGAAGCATTGAAATATCTGGAGTACACAAAAAAAACGTATGGCATTTAAAGCGTAATGGCAACTACACAAAACAAATACACAGGAGATGGTTCGACAACGAACTATTCGTTTACATTTGAATATTTAGATCAAGCTGATGTCAAAGCGTCTATTGACGGAGTTAATACAACTGAATTTACGTTTGCCAATGCTACAACGCTGTCATTCACTACAGCACCTGATAGTGATGCAAACATTCGCATCTACAGATATACGGACATTGAGACACTTACTGCTACATTCTTTCCTGGTTCTGCTATAAAGGCGGAAGACCTGAATGATAATTTTGTCCAAAACAATTATGCTGTTCAAGAAATTGACAGCAATACATGGGATCAGGATACAGATACAGTAAGATCAACAAATGATTGGGTTAGCAATGATACTAGAGTTGCTACTACAGCAGCTATTGATGCACGCTTTCAAGACGAACTGGATGATACCCTGACTAGTGCAGAAACATGGGAAGATGCCGATGATTCAATCGCTACAACTCAAGCTATCTCAGATGAATTTAGAACTCTAGTACAAACAGGGACACCAAGCGGTAGTTACCCAACAGGTAAAAGCTGGCTACAAAACGACGCTGACCTTACATACTCAGTGTACAACGGATCTAATTGGGTTTCTGTTGCATCAGGCGGCACCTTTGTTAGTCAGCCAAAGGTTATTTATGTAGATACAGAAGCTGGTTCTGATGAG